GGCCCGCAATTCGACGTAGGCTTCACCGACTTTACCCAGATCAGCCATTAGGTTTCACCCCGCCGAATTTCATTTGCAGTGCCTTCACGATGTCATCAGATGATTTCGGCGCGCGCTCGGTATCACCAACAACGCGCGAGAATGGTGGAAGCCGTTTTGACCTAGTGAATGCTGCGGTGTGCCACGCGTTGGCCATGCTTAGTCTCGCTTCATCACCAATTCGTTTGCCCATCGCCTTAGAAGCGATGAGCGACTGCCAAGGCGTCATACCCCAGAAGTCTGCTGCACGCCCGCCGAGTTCGACCCAGACTTGAAAAGATTTGCTAACCGGATCACTAACTGGCGGGCCAGATGAGGGTTTTCGCCAAGCCCTCCTGCACCAACAAAAGCCACCTGCAACGCTTCGTGAATTGCCTGTGATGTTGGAATAACCGGCGGCGATTCCTTCAGCCAGAATTCGGCATCCTTATCTGATGCAATAGCGAGAATCTTGGCAATCCCGGCTATGTCCGTCTCGCTGATAATCCGCGAAACTTCAGACTCCCACTCTTTGCCGAACTGGCCGGAAAGATCGCCGATGGCTTCCCAGTCGAAACGGAGGCGAACCTCGCCCCCGCTCGTTTGGATTGTCACCGTTCCTGTATGCGCGTTTTTACGCATTAGGGTGCAATCGCTGGTGCGGTAGTGGTGAACACCGGCAGGCCGGACATTTTGATCGAGCACGACGCTCGAACAACATCATCCTGTGAGCCGGACGGACTAACCGCCGTGGTGACGCCCTGGAAGTACATATACGTTGCAGCCGAGCCAGCCGCGATTGATGCCGGGATTTTCAGGCACCAGTCGAACAGGCCGCGCGTTTTCATGGTGTAGATCAAACCGGCCACATCACCATGCGTTGCCTCGTTCGGATCGAACAGGCACTCAAAATCAACGGCCCCAGGATCAAGTTGACCTGCGAGGAACGTCTTGACCTCGGCAGAGATTTCGCTGGTGTCGATGATCGATCTATCGAACGAAAACAACCCGCCGATGTTCGTGACGCCAGCCATTGCGGTGTAAGCGTTTGGCGAGCCACCACCCGAATCCAGGTAGAGTACAAGACCGAATGTTTCTGTTGAAGCCATGTTTTTAGCCTTCCATCGTGACGATTCTGATTGATAAGTGACGGCCAGTTAGGCTGTCGTCGGTTTCGGCCACTGATGGCCCGCCTATGCACTGGCTCATCACATGCGTACCGTTTGGCACTGTCAGGGGTTGCCGGTGCAATACTGCGCGGATGCGTTCCGCGATTGTCTCGATGGCCGCGTCCGAGCCGGTGTTGTCGGCAATGCACGTCACATCGCGGATGATATCGCGGCCCAGATTGGTATTGATCTCATCAAAGTGCGTGTCGCTCACCGAGCCACGGCTGTAGATATACGGGCGCGTTGCATCAGGCGGCACCGGCCATGCTGTAAATATGGCTGGGTTCTGCGGCGAGCCGGTTGGATAGGTGGCGAGCAGCGCAACCAGCGTGGCATCCTGCGAGAGCTTGTCATAGACGGCCTGGGTGATGTCCATCACTTGCCCCCCAACCGTGCAACGACGCGGCGCAGATTTTCGAACAACGCCGGGCGAAGAAATGGACGCTCTTTGGCATCAACATTGCGCCCCAGTTTATCGGTGCCAGTAAACCCCAGTTCCAGTCGCCGTGCGTAAACCAGATTAGACCCTACACGGCCGACAACGGCGTTTGGCTCGGTCACAACGTCATGAGTGATTGACGTTTTTAACGCGCTAGTTATCACGCGCGGTGGCGTCGGCGGCGCGGCGGCAGGTTTAACCGCAACCAAAACACCAACGCCGCCTTTCTTGCGAGGCACTGTGCGGCGCGTTTCCGTTCCAACGTTAATCTTGCGCAGCACCTCGCCCTGCACGATCAGCATGGCGCCTTTCATCCGCTTGGTCATCTCGGCCTTGGTTGCATTCACCACAATTGCCGGGTGCCATTTGATATCAACAGCCATCAGGTCACCTCCTCGCAAACGCACTCTTTGCGCGTGTCGCTGGAAGTGATGGTAACGGCATCGACGCGAACCGTGCGCCCGCCCTTGCGGACCTGGTCGTCGGCCTGAATGTCGGTGGCAAAAGGTGTTGAGAACCGCAGCGCCAGAACACCTCGCTCCTGCATGGCACGCGGCGTGCGGCTTGCTGAGAGCGGCGACAGCCTGCCTTCAACGCTGGCTGTGGATACAGCAAAGGTATCAAGCCAGCCGCCCTTGCCGTCCTCTGTGCGCCCTGCGCGCCAGATAGCGTATCCAGATATGAACAAGCCAGATGCCATCAGATAAACACCCCCGCTTTATAGCTGGCGAGAATGGCCGATGCGTTGGCAGGTAAGCCGCTCATGGTTGTACCCGCGCCCGCGCCCGCAGGTGCCGCGCGTGTGTATGAATAGTCGCCGTCGCTTTCGCTGATGAGCGGCCCGGCCATACCGCCAGCAGAACTTGCCGTTGAACCAACCAATGACGAAATGGTGTAGAACAGCGCCAGCTTGATATCCTCTGGCACAGTCCCGGCTTCATAGATGATTTCCCAGCGGCCAACCGGCGTCGTTTTGCCGACATAAAACACATCTGTCGAATGAGACGCCGCCCAGCGCGATCCAAGTGTAAGCCGCCGCAGCAACCCGGTGGGCTTTTCAACCGCGTAGTCTGTTGTAACCAGGGCTTCCCCGGTGGCTTTATCGGTAACGCTGGTAATGCTGAGAACCGGGTATTCGCGCAAAGCAATCGTCGGCTCGCCGCCCCAATGTCTCTCGGCGACCGTCGCGCAATCGAACTTGCGCCCGGCCTCACGCTCGATCAGCGCCGACACCGGATTGATTAGCGCCACAATCTGCGCATCAAAATCCGTGCTGGTAATGCCCAGCCCGTTCTTGATTTCCGAGAGATTGGCGAGAGCCATTTAGTCCCCCATGCTTTTCAGAATGCGCAGTTGAGATTCAAGCCCGACAATCGTGGTGCCGCTCGGCTCGCCGCCACCCTTGCGGATTTCCTCGCGCAGCCACGCCAACTTGGCCAACCCTTTTAATTCGGTTGTGTCGGCAACAGGCTTCACCACCCGCTCAACCTCAACCGATGCAACAGTCTCAACTCGTGTTGCCTGCCCACGCCGAACAAGCGCCCGCGCAGTGCTGGCTCGCATCAGAACATCTTTGCCGTTAAAGCGTACCAAGATTTTCATTTAACCCTCGTTTGGAAGGGCGGGCCTTCACAGCCCGCCCGGTTGATTATCAAGCGCCGTAGCGCACATCATCCAGAACTGCCCAGGCAACGGTGTGCCGCAGCGCAATGTCAGTCATCAGCATTGCGTTGATGATCACTTCATCACGATCATTCGAGCTTACCAGCGTGCCGCCGCTGTTGGTGTAGGCGACATTTTCCAACACGTTGAGACTGAGATCGGCTGAGTCCGCGATCATAATCGACGGGCCATAGCCAAAGTAAATCTCGGAATCGCCGGTTGCAGGTGAACCGCCGCTTGCGATGCTGTCGCCGATGTTGTTGGTGATCAGAACGGTGTACTGCATGATCTTCGGCACCGGGTTGCGCAACTCGGGATAGATCAGATTGCCGTTTGCATCCCGCAGCTTCTCAAGGAAGGTGAAGGACCGTGACGACATCCAGAAGTAACCCGTTTCTGGCGTGATCGGAACATTCGCACCGCGAATTGCCTGCAACAGTGCGCCGATATCAGTTTCAACATTATCCGCCGTATTACCAACCGATGTGATTACATTGGTGCCGGTGGCAACCTGGAATCGAATGCCGAGCGGTGTGCTCGACGTACCAGCGCCGCGAATATAGGCAGTGTCCGTCAACTGAACCATCGCCGCTGTCACGTCATCCGCAATAGCCTGCTCCACGTCGGGCGTGGCAAACAGGATCAATTCACGGGTGTACGGGACGGTGACTTTCGCCTTGTTACGAGTCAGCGTCACGGTGTCGATAACCTGCTGCTCGGCGTTGCGTGCCGTGGCCTCACCGATCCACCCACCGCTCACGCCGGTTGCGACTCGTGCAATCTGCAAGGTGCCGGTTGGGTTGGGAACAATGCGCGGGCTTGATCGACGTACAACCGAAGTTGGGCGCAGGGCTGCGATGACTTCGTTTGCCACCGTGGTCTGAACCATTTCGATTGCGCCGCCGGTTGTTTCCGAAGTCAACGACTTCTGGAAGCCGATCTGAACCGGATTGCCGTCGCCCCAACGATTTTTAGCGTAAGTGATAGCGCGATCAGGATCGTTTTTGGCCTTGTAAAGTGCGACGATGCTGGCACCGAGAACGCTCTTGATTTCGGGCTTGGCGTCGAAGTGAGCAGGCGCGGCAAACAACTTGTCGCTGGTTTTGGTTTCGGCGGGCTTCATCGCGCTTGCAATGGCCTTCCCGATTGCGTCGGCCAGCTTG